TCAGACGTGTGCTCTTCCGATCTTTAATAATTCTGCATATATGTCATCCTCAAGTAAAATATTAAATTCTAAATTGTATGCTCCAGTAGCTAAATACTGTTTAAATACGTCGTCATATATAGGATTAACTCCATATTCAGAGTCTATACTCCCTACATTCTTTTTGTTAGCGTCTAAAATAAAAAATTGCATTTTTACTCACTTCCAATCCATGCCTCATTAATGGCAGCCCCGACTACAGCTTGCTCATCGTTTGAGAATATTTTTATATTATTTATACCTTTTTCTATATTAAAATACCTACTACTAATATTTACCAGGTCATTTCGTCTTTCATGGTTTACATACACATTTCTGTTTTCAAAGTCAATATCAATTACATCTCCCTCTCTAAACTCAACTACATTTACATTACCTGTATTGTTTGACGTAATACCTTGAACGCGTAAACTATTGAGTGCCATGTCTGAACATTTCTCCATTGACGTATAAGTTCCCATATATAATATTATATATGATAATTTTTCAGTGGCTATATTATTTAATGGTAGTGAACCAGTTTTAGCTATTTCAACTACTCCATTTTTAATTTTAGCTAAATTAAATGTCCATATATAATTACCTTTACTGTCTTTAGCCCTCTCTAATGAGATTGTACCATAAAAATCATTATAGTCACCAACTGCACCAGACAAATAATTGGTAGTTTTTGTTCCCGAAGTAGTTGTCTCCGTATAATGTTTTGGAGGAGAAAGTAATGTTGAGTCTCTACATAATAATGTATTAGTTCCTAATGTAATACTTGGACTTGTGTATTCATACCACTCATTGTCGTCAGTTATGGCTATTTTAAATAATCTCTCATTATTTGCTCCCATGCCATACAACTCAATAACCCCGGTTTTGTCGTCAGCTGTTTTTGGTTTGTCGTCGTACTCCAGTTTGTATACTGGTCCGGTGTTTTCATCCCACGGAAATAAATTTGTGTGACACACATACCCAATGACGCCATCATATGGAGTAGCTAATTTGTACCATAAACGTACAACTTTATCAGAATCATAAGATTCATAATGTTGAGTAGTGTCAATTCTTAATACTGTACCAACCGGTAATACTTTTAATACTGTGGCAGCAGTACCGACATCACTAAAAAGATAAGTTAATGATTTTACAGCTACATTTCTTTTGCTAGTTGTTACTGTAGTTGTCTCTACTCTTCTTGTCAAGTATTTCATTGAGACATAACATTTATTTCCACTCGTTGAGTCATAGCGTAACCACCCGTTATTTACTATAGTATATTTTTTTATAACAGTCCCCTTTGGAATTGTACCAATTAACTCACTTTTCACATCCGGCAATTTTCGTACATTTAATGTAGTTGCATTTACAACGTAATAGGCATGAGATTGACCTGATGTTACGGATTCAACATCTGTTTGTAATATGGTTGGGTCACCGTTTACTCCAGTAGACGTAAATGTAAGTTCAGCTGTTAATTTAAATTCGTCTTGGGAATTGGGTAAATTACGTCTCACCTCAACACCTTTCCATTTTTCACCGGAGCTTGAACTTGGTAATGCTCCTATACATAACCCAGCTTTCCCACTTACTACTCCTAATGTTCCGCCCCCTACTCTATTATTGTCAATCGGCAATGTAGAGGCAGTCCAATTACTGGTAGTGGTACAGGTGTCATATAATATATCCGACTTTTCGTCTACCGTTGTATATTCTAGTTTTGGGTAGTTGCCTAATAATAGGGTTTCTTTCGTAATGTCATTTTGAAGTTGAACAAAATTACAATTTTTAGTTATACCTACTGTAATAAATGGTTTTACTGAAACTCCTCCTTTATTATTTATAGTAAGTACTTTTTTATCTGTATCGTTTATAAATAATCGTTCTTCGTTTGAGTAAAAATAAGGGCTAAAGCATTTTATATGAGTAGTACATAACACATCTAATTTTGATTTTCTTGACATAGTTATTTTTTCTGTAACCATACCATAACCAAATCTGTCCTCTTTTATTGCCAGTTTTACTGGTTTTTTTACTACTAAAATATCTCGTAATGCTCGTAAATTATTTTGTAACTCATACTCACTTTCACCTGACACTAATATAGTAATGTCAAACTCAACAGGAGCATAATTGCTCCCGTTGAAAACTTGACCATCTCTTGATAATATATCTAATACCTCTATATTTCTGTCGGGTAATAATGTTTGAGTTATTTCAACTACTAAAAACGCGTCACTTATAATATTATTGTCATACATGAAATAATTCTTCATTGTTTATATTCCCTCCAATCGGTTTAATCTCTCAAGTACTAATTTGTTTGTAGAACGTACTGGTTCAGCAACTTTTTTACCTACAACAGTATTATCCATAACTATAGTACCGTCTATATTTTTTGCCCCCTCAACAAAACAGTCTTTTAATTTATTATAGTCAGGTTCTCTATTTTGTTGTTGTACTACTCGTTTTAAATCATTTATTGCTGCAATTGTGCCTTTTTGATTTGTAATATTTGTTGTGGATAAATTACCAGTATCAATTTGGTATGAGTTAGCAAAATCTCCTAATTGAGCAGCCTGCATAACTTGGTCGGCAAATTTTCGTATATCTTTTAATGCTTGGTCAGCTGTCATTTTAACCCCTACAACAAGTCCTGGAGGTAAAAACTTACCTACTTCCTCAGCCACACGTTTTGACGGTGAGTGGATATTAAAACCAGCTTTAAAACCTTGTATTACTGTATTAGCCCAGCCGGAAATTTTTCCTTTTAACCAAGAACCCATTCCAGTAATACCGTTCCATAATCCTTGCACTATTTGTTTACCTATTGATTTCATTTTACCTGGAATAGATTTTACTCCATTAATTATTTTATTTTTAAAGTCAATGGCAGCTTTTTGCCCTTTTGCTGCAAATTGTTGAGCAAATGCTATAGCCTTTTGAACTGTATTGTTTAACCATAACCACACTCTACTTGGGAGAGTTTGAATAAATGTTACCACTCTATTAACAAATTGTTGACCTGCCTGTTGAGCTTTTGTCCACATTTGACCTGCCCATGTAGTAACTTTGTTATAAGTGTTAACTAACCAAGTCCAAATTCTGCCCGGAAGTGTTTGTATAAATTGTATACAATTTGCCACAAATTGTTGACCTGTTTCTTGAGCTTTTGCCCACATTTTACTTGCCCAATCTGTTACGCGACTATATGTTTGTTGTAACCAGTTGCTAAATTTTCCCGGTAATTCAGATAACCATACACCAAGTTGAGCTATCCATTGCGGAATTGTCACAGTAACAAAATTCCATATTTCATATAATCCTCTTGTCACGACTCCTGCTAAAAATGATAACATATACAATACTCTGTCTGGTATACTTTCTAAGAATTTGCCTATTTGGTTAAACATTTTAGTAAAGAAATTTCCTAATTGAGCTGTTTTTGTATTAAACCAGTTTGTTACTTTACCCCATATATTTTGGGCTGCTTGGGATATTGCAGACCCTATGGTTAAGAAAGCGTCTTGTATTGTCAATTTTATACCATTAAATATATTTCCTATATTGTCTCCTAAATGTTGGAAAAATACTCCAACATCTTCAGCCGCTCCTTGCCAGTCTCCACTAAATAAGTCACCTATTATTTTTAGATTGTCTTTTACAATATCTTTTATTAATTTGAACCAATCTTCAAATATACCATATATGTCTATAAATACATCTCCTAAATGTCCATTTATACTCATACCCCAATTTATAATTGGGTCAAACATTTTACCGAGTCCAGCCACCATTAGGTCATATATTCCGTCTATGGCGTTCTGTGCGATGTTCTTAATACCATCAAACACCTCTCCAAAGTTAACTCCTAATTGATTAATCATTTTGTTGAAATCCTCGCCTACTTTATCAAAGTCACCGGAGAATATATCCATGATTATATCTTTAATTCCTTTGAATATTGTTTGAACTACATTTATTAATCCTTCAAATATTTGAATAATACCTTTGACTGTTGCTCCTAATGCTGGGGATATCCTACTAGCAGCATCAATCATATTATCAATTAAATTCTCCCAAAAGTTTCTGAACCCTTCGCAATGATTCCATAATTGTGTAAATATTAAAATTAATGCCACTATTGCAGCAATTACTAATACGATAGGGTTAGCAATTAGGAACGCCCATAAACTTTGGAGTGCTGGTATTACTGAGCCTGTAATTACTCCAACAAATCTCGTACAAGCACCCTGTGCCATTTGTATGGATAGTTGGAACACTCTCACAAATCCGCCAGCCTCTCGAAATGCTCGTAACATTTCAAGTCCGTCGTTAATTTGTTGGAGTTGTTTGAAAAATGTACCTACTATTAATAATAGTGGTCCGAGAACTGCTAATATACCAGCTAATACCATAATAACTTGTAATACTGGAGCAGGTAGTTTACTAAAAGCTGAAAATAATTTTGTTAATGTTTGTACTGCCTTTCTTAATACCGGGTCTAATTTTTCTCCAACAGCTATTTGCATACTCTCAAACGCTGACTGGCAAGCTAATATGTCACCCTGTAAATTGTCGTTCATCTTTTTAGCCATTTCTTCGGCAGAACCTCCACAATCTTTAAGTTGGTCTCTAAAGTCTCTAGCACTATCACTTCCGGCATTTAATAATAAGTTTAAACCTTTAATAGAGTCAGCTGTAAATGTTGACTGTAAGGCAGCAGCTCTTTCAGCATCCCCCATACCATGAGTAGCTGACTCAACATCTGCTAATATATCAATCATATCTCTGTAGTTACCGTTGGCGTCTTGTACTTGGACTTTTGTTTTACCTATTTGGATTGCCCCATTTTTCATTTTTGCTGTCATGTCTCTCATTACAGCCGTCAAGGCAGTACCTGCCTCTGAACCTTTTAACCCCTGGTTGGCTAATTGTGCTAGTAATGCTGTAGTTGTTTGTAAATCCATACCGGCAGCATGAGCGTTTGCAGCACAGTTTTTAAATGCCTCACCTAACGCGTCGGTAGTTGTATTAGATTTTGCTTGAGCATAAGATAAAACGTCAGCCATTTCTCCGGCTTGACTTGCCTCCATACCAAAAGCAGATAAATAGTCAGTAACCAAGTCTGACGCTTGGGCTAAGTCCATACCTGACGCAGCTGCCATATTCAAGACGCCCGGCAAAGCCTTCACAGATTGATTGGCGTCCCAACCGGCAAGAGCCATATATCCTAATGCGTCAGAACATTGGGTAGCACTAAATTGGGTAGTTGCTCCGTATTCTTTAGCAGCGTCTCTTAATTGATTCATTTCGCTTTCTGTAGCTCCCATCAATGCCCCTGTTTTTGACATTGAGGCATTAAATGTTTGTGTAGCCTCTACTGCACTTTTACCAAATGCCACTACCGGTACAGTAACTCCAGCTGTAATTGCAGCTCCTAATCCTTGCATCATACTCCCAGCTTGAGCCATATGACTCATATCGTCAGTAGTTAATTGTAATTGTCGTTGTGCTAAATCGAGATTATGGTTAAAATCTTGTAAATCTAATCTCAAGTGCGCAACTATTGTACCTAAATCCGTATTTGCCATATACGTTCACCTCCGTATAAAAAAAGCTATAAGGCATCAAGCCTTACAGCCTTATTTTTTACTCTCTTCTTTCATTAATAAATCTAAACCCGGATTACTATGTTTATCCAACTTATGTTCCTCTCTGAATACAGGCTCAACACATTTACCATCTTTGTCAGGTTGCATTTTGCCATATATATAAGTACACGCCTCGTCAAAACAATATCTAAAATATGTGTCATCTCGGTCTATACCAATTACGTCGCTCGGTAGAGTATTAAAAGTCTTAGCCACACTAATTACGTCTAATATTTTCCTACTCTTGAACAGTGGGTATAGCTTTATTTGCAGTTCCCACAACTTGTGTAAATATAGACTGTACCTGTTCATCAGTTATCCCTTCAGCTATGTCGTCAAATTTAGGCTCAACTAATGCCTCTTTTACAACAGCTCTCATCATTTGAGACATTGACTTTAACGCCTCGGGGTCATCAAGTAGTTTGTTTGTATTTTCTTGAAGTGAGTCACTAGATTGAGTTTCGGGGAATAATTGAGTTGCCATCACTAATAATGAGTTTGGTAATTTACCTCCTATTATCATACTCAACACTCCTACATTTTTAACTTTTACAGAGAACACTTCTCCAGGCTCAAATCCAGGTATATCTATTACCCTTGTTGCTTTTTTCATAAAACTTTCTGCACTTATTATTTTACTCATTTTTAATACCTCCATTTACTTACTTTTTCACTGGTTTTGTCCCCTCAACTTCTGAGTGAGCTGAGGGATTAGCTGGGTAATTCGTCAACCCAAGCTATTGATTTTATTGGCAATTTAGCTTTTGTATTTTCTCTAGCTTTTATTTCAAATTCGGGAGCATAAAACTCTGAACCGACTGTCATTTCGGGGAATTTACCAATACATTTATTTAGTGTTATTTTACAATAATTTTTGATTGAGTCACCTTCATAATTGGCAACATATAATTCTGTCTTAAAAGGTTTACCTTGATTTCCAGCACTCATCATTGGAGTTTCTAAATCATTTTCGTTAGCACCGTCTCCAGTTGTTTTCACATAACCTGCAACTAATTGAGCAGCTGTTATGTCAAAAGTATTATCTGTAAGAGTGAAATCATAACCATATAATAAGTCATCCTCTCTTACAACTGCTAATATATTAGTAGCATTTCTTAATATTTCTTCTGCGCCTTCAGATATTACGGGGCTTAATTTTGCCTCTTTTGCTGTTGATATTGTAGTTGTTACTCCTCCAGTTTTCTTGGGTTGACCAGTAGCTGGGTCAAGCTCTGTCAAAACAACTTTCTCTATATTATAAAGAATTTCCATTTTATACAACCTCCTTAATTGGTATTTTTAATATTTAAAGTCTTTGGTGTACGGATTTGAATTATATTTGTATAGGCTTGAACCTGTTTATCATAATATTCTCCCGTATTTCCCAAGACCACTTGAGCGTTTATTTTTCCTAGCTCATTTAACATTTGATTTATTATCTTATCTACCTGTAGGGGACTTATTTTACTATACACCTCAATAGTCCAGTTATCCCAGCCAGCATTTGAATTTGATACAGATAATAAATCCATGTTTTTTCTAAGTATACAACAATCTTTTTGTATAGTTCCCACATCAAATCCGACGGAATATGTTGGTACTATTTTCTCTAGTATATTATATATAGATTCGCGAATCATTGTACCCCCTCCATTTATTATATCCTAATGTGTTTAATTGCCTCTATAAATTCGGGTAATATGGCGTCTCTACTATTTTTTAGTATAGCATATTTTTCATTGTGTGCTACCTCCAACCAATACCCGTATTCAACTTGGTGAAATATTGAGACGGTTACTCCATTTTTATCCATAGTAGATTTATATTTTAATAATTGTCTCGCGTCTCCGGTACGGTCTGTCCAGGGTGCATTTTCTTGGGCAAAAGCCTGCATTTTTTGACCTGTGGCGTTTCCTAATACTCTTGCTTGCTGTCTAACCCTATCCTCAATACCTTCTAAGCTCTCAAGTACTATTTCGTTGTCAAAAGTTAAATCTATATTATTATTCATCTTTGACCCCCCTAACTTGGACTTGATACAACAAATTAACCTCCATTATATTTACGGGCATGTCTAATATATATTTTACTCCATGAACAATTATATAATCTCCGGGGAGTATATGTATATTAGGGTCATAAGCAAAATATAAAGTACCATTCACATTGTATTGCATAAAGTCTGTATATTGTTGAGTACCAGTGGCACTACTTGTTTTTGAATTGTCTAAAACTCCTTTTATGGTATACACTGGCTTGGAGTTAAAATATTTTTTGACTCCTACTTCAGTAGTGTAATTATCTCTCATTATGGTAATGTCAATACCATAATTATTTATGGCAGATACTACAGTTGGTAATAATTGATTATAATTATAACTCATCTGCACGTCCCCAAGATAATCCGGATACTCCGTTGGAGTCTTGCTCTCTTAAAAATTTTTTATAAAAACCGTCTGCCATTCTTAACCAAAATTCGTTGGAGTTGTCCTCTATTGATATCGGACCAATTGTAACTTTTTGAGCCACTGTGGCTTTCATTAAACATCCATAATAACACGCCTCATTTAAATTGTCATATGTTTCTACCAGCATTTGTATTTGTGCATTAGTTAACATCGGGTTACTGTCTTCTAATAGTCTAGTTTTAAGTACTTTTTCATTTACCATTTTTATACACCTCCACAATATAAAAACCAGTCAGAGAAGATATAATGAAGATATATTCTCTAACATCCTTCTGACTGGTATTCAATATATTAAAAATGAGTAAACTATTTTATTTCTGAAGGGTCAGTTGTAGCTACTTGAGTAACATCTGCCACTGCACAATCGTCTATTGTTTCAAATGATGGTATCATAACTGATGAAACTACTGTTACAACTTGAACAGGGTGAGTTTCTTTATAAGTAGTTATTGCAGTACCATTATTTACAATTGAGACTTGAGCGTCTGAACCTGTCATTAAATCTGACTCTTCTGGTGTTGTACCATACCAAGTTGAACCTAGACTAGCTCTTGGAGGTAGTATTACAACTTTGCCGTCAGGAATTAAATTAACAACATCTCCAGTTGCTAAACCAGTGTCATGTGATAATGTAGTTATCTTTTTAGCGTATACAAATATAGTACAACCTGTAGCTTCTTCAATAAATGATTTTGCTTTTGCATCTGATACAAAGTAATTTTTTGCAGAATCGTCTGGGTACATCATACCATGTAGTGCTGGGCAGTGAACCATGTCTAAGAAAGTATTTCTGTTCATTACAAGTCTAGTTGGTCTAATACCTCTTAATACCTCCATATAATCACACCATGCAATTATGTCTCTAACTGGGTCAGCTGCTGCATTATCTTTGCTCCAAGCTTCATGTCCTTTTTTACATTTGAATAAGTTTTGTTGACCATAATCGTACACATATTTAGCACGACCGTCAGCTGATGTTACGTCTATTTTTCCACCAGTTAATAATTGACATCTCATGTATTCACCTTGAACTCTAACACCTTCAACTAATCTTGCTACTTCGTCAAATATGTTTCTTATTATTGGCATTGCCATTTGAGATTCCGGATTATTAAGTAATAAGTTTAATTGTTGTCTATCTTTTTCACCTATTCTAGTAGCCTCTCTGAAGAAAGCCATTTCAGTTGCTACACCCTCGAAACCTGTTTTTTCTCTTAATCTAGCTTTTACGTCATATTCAGATGGTTGTATAGCTACTGGTAAACCATTAGCTCCTTTTAACCAAGAAATATCTGTACCTAATTGTTTTTTTGCAGGGAATAATGTTTCTGCAAAATATGGTATTTGATTTTCGGGTTTTTCTGTGACGTAAGCAGCTATGTCTTTTGAATTTATATAATCAAATAAGTTTTTTACTGTTGCCATTCTACTTTGCCCCCTCCTCTATTTATTAACGACATATATCATGCCGTTGTCTAAGTTTGCTTTTTCTTTTCCTATTAATCTGTCAGCTCTCACAAAACCATGTACTAATATTGCAGCATTTACTTGTGTGTCAGTAGCTTTTTCATATTTACCGAATTCTATAGTATCAAATAATACAGCGTTTGGTTTTACAGCTTCAACTCCAGTTGTGGCTGCCACTGGTGCAGTTACTTTTCCATCTCCGTCTATGTGAACAGCTAATCCTCTAGGTAATACTTTTGACGCGTCTGTATATACATTTTGCATTTTTGTTTTTTCGCCAGCTTGTATAGTAGCGTATAATTTTGCTAAATCATCAAATTCTATTTTTCCCGGTACATTTACATAATGGTCCGGAAATGCTAGAATTTGTGGTTCCGGTGATAAATATTTTCTTGTTTGTAATTTTGGCATTATTTATTCCTCCTTCTTATTTACCGTCCCCGAAGAAATAATCCGGGGTAAATATTTGTTTGCTCTCTTCACCTTTTGGAACTCCGTTTTCATGAGCTAACATTTTTCCGAAATCCCCTGGTTGAGCAGTTTGAGAGTTGAACACCATACCACTAGAAGGTTTACCCGGAACTCCAGTACCTCCAAATCCAGGTTTTTGAGGTTGGGCAGGTTCTTCTTTAAATAAGTATGCTTTATCTTTTTTAAGTTGTTCCACTTGTTCTTTTATACCAATAACCTCACCTGTATCATTAATTGTTATTTTATTGAGGTCTAAAAATCCCTTTAAATCTTTAGCGTCATGTGCCTTACTCTCCATTGCGCATAATTGTAACGCACTATTTATTTTATTATCTTTTAGTGCCTGTTTATAATTGTCTAAATCTCCCTGTAGTTGAGATATTGTCTCAGTTGCCTTCTCATTGTCTTTGACTTGGTCTTTTAAAGTTCTTATAGTTTGGTTTAATGTTGTAATTGTTGTTGTGGCAGTGTTTAATTCTCCTATTTTATCATTTAATCTTGATATTGGGACATATTTATTTTTATCCCCGTCGTCTATGAAAATTTTACACTTTGCCTCTTTTAAATTATCAGATATTATTTTAGCAACGGCGTCCGCGTTGTCTACTCCTTGCAAGAAATCTTTTATATCTTTACTCATTTATATTTGCCTCCTTTTACATCTTTGCCGGATGAATAAACATTATTTTTTAGAAAATAAAGAAAAACTCATACAAGTATTTTTTAACGTAGTCCAGGTTCTACAATTATTTATTATATGACCTATGTCAATTTTGTTTACAAATAAAAAAAGTTAGGTAATAATTTATATTACCTAACTGTTAATCCTAATATATGACATCGTCATCTAATGGATAATAATAATCTACTGGTTTATTATTTATAATACATTTATTTATTATTGACACTATTTCCTGTTCTGTAAACTCATACTGCATTAGTGGGAATATGTCATCAAAATTATCTTTATATTGTGCTAATTTTTGTTTGGTCTGCTCTTTCATTATATATCACCTTTCTTTACTTTCTCTATTAACTCCTCAACTGTCTTTTCTACAAATGCTTTACCTCCTGGGAGGTATTTCTTTATATAATCACGTTGCTCATCTACGCCATAACTTTGGAGTATATCTGCCCAAGCCTCTGCACATACTTCTTGTTTTTTATCTCGTCTAGTCCAATAACTTTTTTTATGCCCCCAACATCCCATAACCTGGTTACCTGTGACTCCTCCATATATATCTGAAACTCCAGCTATTGCATCTGACGCATTAAACAATTCATTTGAAAGTTTCTTTTTTGCACCTGCTTTATCTAAACCAGATTGTTTCATATGGTATTTAACTTGATTATCTACATCTTTCTTTAATGCTTTATACATTTCCTCATTAACTTCTCGCGTTATTATTTTAGTTTTATCAAATTGACTATCTATTAAATGTCCCCACTCATGAAATACTGTACCATATGGACCACGTGAGTCACTTCTCACATTTTTTACAGAGAAATGTATATCTTTAGTTATCATATTGTACTTTGCTCCTTTGTCTGTATACTTCATTTTCAACTCTTTTGCTGTATACAAATACATATCTTGGAGAGGAGTAGGATATTTTTGTAAATTGTCTACAATACCTAATACAGTTGACTGTGTTAAACCCTTTACATTTATATTATTACCATACTCGTCTTTTATCATACTAGAAATACCTTTAGTTAATTTAGTTTCAAGTTCTTTGTATTTTTGTTCTCTCTGTTCCGATGTATATAAATGACCTTTTGGTAATGTTGGTATCTTTGGTTGTTGTGGTTTTGATTTTACTGGAGTTTCTCCATTTTCTTTTAGCCATTTGTCCATTAACCCACTATTAGGTTTCCCGTCATAATAATTATTCATATCATCCATGAGGTCTGAAAGAGACGCTGGGTTTTTACCATCTACAGATATAAATGGTTCAAGCCAACACAACCCGTTCGGATGGTCCAGTGGTACTTCCTCCAATTTAAACTTTTTTCCATTTCTCTCTTTACACATAGCACAAGTTCTTGAGCCCGCATGCCCAATATGATAAATCACAGCATTACTATATGGGTTGACTTTGTGTGAGTTAATGGCAGATAATTGAGCCATATGTGTAGTAGTAGTTCTCATTAACCTTAAAGCCTCGTAATCAAGCCCACTAGCTCCATATTTATTTGCATAATAAGAACCGAGTTTTTCTCTAATTTTCTTTTTATCCCAAGTGTGGTGTCCAGCTTTAGCAAATTGAGCAATTGTCTTTGACGCCTCGGCTGAACCTACACCTCTAGCTAGACAACTGGTTATCGCGTCCTCTATTTTTTGACCGGAGGCATTAACACTATGCCACAACCTAGAATCTAGACCCATACCGTCTTTATATACTTGACCTTTTATCATTTGTTCAACTATTTCTTTAGATGTTACGTTGACTGACTTATCTACCATTTTGTTAAATTCTGCGTTGTCAGAAATACTTTTTGATATTTGTGCATATTTATCTAATATTCTTTTTGGTACTTTCTCATTACATATTGCTGACTGCTCCTGGAGTTGTTTGTAGAGTTGGTTTACATATGCCAATTTTGTTTTGCGTAATTCAACATCGGGAGGGGTTTTACCCCCTCCCATCATATTAATATATTCTGACCAACTATCCTCAAACGCCTGTTTATATATCCTCATTATCTGTCTTTCTTGTGTTTTTGTGGTTTCTTTTTGTATTCTTTTTATTGCCTGCCCCATGTTTTTCTGATACTCTGTAGACACGATTATATATCTCTCCTTTCTTTAAGTATTTACTTCTTAGGTATTTTTCATACTTGATATTAAAGTTTTTAACAGTTTTAATTTCTTCAAGTTTACTGTTGATTTGAGTTTCACATCGTTTAACTATATAACTAGGAATTTTTCTATTAGTGTTTGTGTAGAAATCATAATTAAATTTTTGTTGTCGTCTTAGTTGTTTTAACTCCTCTTGCAACCCTTGTAATTTATAAATTGAGTCTCTCAACTTGTTATCTGTGATAATTGTGACATATATTTCTCCACAATGTTTACATTTTAGCCCCTCTACTATTATAGAACCGTCAAAATATATTTCTGACGGTTGTATTGGCATTTCGTTTTTACACTTATCACATATTATATGAACTGTCTTTATTCCTTGTGTTCTCTTTTTTCTTACCATATATACTCTCCTCCTATTTATTTAATTATATATTATATATAATAATGGATAAAATTTGTTTACTCTTTAGGTGGTTCTCCTTCTTCTCCTGGGTTTCCTTCTCCTCCTTCTCCTGGAGTACTACCCATATTCCCAAAATCTGACATCATATTTTGAGTATTTTGTATAGTTCCCATTTCTTCAATAATTCTGTCAAATTCTTCAGCAGCGTCCTCTGAATTTCCGAACTCTTCAATATAAGATTTATGAGAACGTACATTTGCCTCTACTTCTTGCATTGCAACTGTTCTCATAGTTTCATCGTCATCCGGTAATGGGTAATTGTGTGACCATGAAGGTATTGTTTCAATAGCTAATACGTTAACATCTTCAACATTTTGTAAAACTCCTAAAGAGGCATATAGTTCAAACATATGAACAACCCATAATAACACTTCGTCCCATACTCTCCATTTTTCCTCACAACGTGTGATTAAATCGTAATAAATCATTTTTAGGGCTTTTGCACTTGGTACATTTAGTAATGCCTCCGGAAGTGGTTGTTCCATTAACTCGTACATATCTTTTTTCAAAGACGTTAAATATGAGTCAGCAGCACTTTGAAAATTAAATGTACTTGACAACATTTGAGCTTTTGCAGTTGAGGTATTACTAGTACCGTCACCAAGTGTAGGGTCAGATTTTAAATCTATGATTTGGTTAGGTGCTATTTTCACATCTTTTAAACAACTTGACTTGACGTCAACAAATACTGGTTGTTCAAACATTTTAAATCTCAACGCGTCTCGGTAGTCGCTCATCGTTCTATTATAATCCATTGCCATATCCATTAAATCTTTTATGTCACTTGTTCCTCTAATATCACCAGTCAACCCGTCATTTAATATGACTTTACATGGTAACTCCTGTAGACCAGTATTCCACGTTTGTTTTAACTCAACAGTCTGCTCCTCCTCTTTACCGTCGTCAGTTGTATTTGTTATAACTGTAAAGGCTGTTATGTTAGTACCATCTACTATCTCATATGTTGCCCAGCAATTATTATCCTCTCTCATCTCATATGTCCACTTATGCCATCTTTGGTCTTTTGCAATTTTTCCAACTGTGTTTTTATCCTGGTATGCAATTTGTACTTTCTTTAATATGTCAATGTCGTTTTCATCATACTCATATATAAACTCGGGCATTGTGTAAAATCTAAATTTTACTCCTCCTGTTGGGTTACCCATGTTGTCAACATCTGCAAGCATACAAAGTAACACCCTTTTCCCTATAGTACAGTCTAAAAATGCTTTTCCGAATTTATTCCAAAATTTAGTATCAACTAACTGTTGTTCAATTATAGCTCTCTTTTTATCTATCCCCTCTCTGTTAGGTTTATCTTGATAACTGCTCAATACTAATGTAGGGGGTACAGACGTCATAAATCTCCCCTGTTTATTTATTAATTTTTTAGTCAAGTTTCTTATCTCTCTAGTTGGAGTATAATCTCTGTCACTAACTGCCCATAGCTGACCAGTACTCTCTGTCAAATCATCTTTTTCTCTATATGGTCTACCGTCATAAAACTCATAATATTGTTTTACCTCGGGTAGCTCTTTTCTAAATTCCATATCGTTTGCGAATAGCCCTAATAAACTATTTGTAAAGTCTTTGTAATTACTCATACTCTTTTTCCTCCTATCTCTCTAGTAGTTCCATCTCTCTATCTAATGTGCCATGTAATATCGAGTCTGTCATGACTGCATATCTAATCTTATCCATAGCATGGTCATCTATTTTTATAACTTCCTCTACCCCTTTATCCAATTTGTCACTATCCCAAGCATATGTTGTAAACTCCTCTATATCGTGAACACAACTCGGGTCAAGTGTGAATCTTTTCTCATTGAGTAAAAATGACACAACTTGTATTCCTAAGTCTACTCTATTTTTAGCCGGTAGTATGTCTATATTGTGTCTACTAAAATAAGGGTCTTTTCGCAACTCAACCATCATTGGAGCTGCTGATGGGTCAAGTGCTATATACTCGGGCATAACCCAATTATCTTTTAAAAACTGTTTTAAATCCTCAGCATATTCTTTAGTCGTCTTTTGCCCGTCTTTTCTACCATTATGATAATAACTGGCTAGCTGATGGTATCTTTTCTCCGGAGCATAATATCCAAATATACCAAAAGTTGTGGCATTTTGAACCCCGAAGTCACCTGCCACAAATATTCTCGTCCAGTTTCTCTTGAGTTGTATTGCGTGTACGTCTGGGTCAAACATAGGATAAACAACTCCGTCAGCAGCTACCCATAGTCCTAATATATATCGTTTGTAGAATACTCCAGTGTATAGAGATTTGTATCTATTTTTTACCTCCTCACTCAATGACGGGTTGTCATCCATTGTAAAGTGTAGGTATAATATTTTTTTCTCTGCTACTTTATTTATCCATTCCTCTTTGAACCAGTGAAAAGGTGAGTTAGGGTTACAACTAAACCAAAACTTTGCCCCCTCAACTGAACATCTAGCTGTTGCCTGGTTGACAAATGACTGTGGCATGAGTGCTACCTCGTCAAAGAATACTCCAGCAAGTGTTATCCCCTGGATTAAGTCTTGAGAACTCTCATCTTTACCACCAAATACATAAAAGTAATTCGTTTTGGTTATCTTTTTACCTTGAGCGTCAAGTGTGGTATATCCAATACACAAATACCCGTCATTTCTCGCGTCCTCAAGTTGGTAGCCTAAAGATTTAATCATTTGCTTTAGTGGACCTATTACGTTACGTCGTAAACCTCCAACTGTTTTACCACACAATGCAAAGTTCTTGCCATCAAATCTATACATTGCCCACAACACAAAAGACAGTGCCTCTGATACTGTTTTTCCACTTCTTACTGCTCCATCACATATTATCGCGTCAAAATCCTTATACTTACTTTTCTCTGTCCACCAACTCATAACTATTTGTTGTTTGGGGCTAAATGGTACAAAATCAAACGGGACTATCCTATCTTTAAGTCGTTTCATTGTGGTCTACTCCTCTCCAATACCAACTGCAGCAGCTACTCCATTTAAGGCACGTAATAAACTGTTAGTGTCTACTACTTGCTCGTCATTAACTCCAAGTAATTGTTTTTGTAACTCAAATTTATCTCTGTCAAGTTCAAGACGTTCTTTCTTAATGTCAACATCTACTTGTATTTCTTTACTTAATAAACCGGATGTAAATTGTTGACCCTGTTGAGCTTTTGCAATTACGTCAGCCAATTGATTAAGTCTATATACGTCTAGTTTCCCTGTTTTGCCATTAACTAGACCATCCTCTGTTTGGAGCATATACACAGCCTTATTATACATATCTTGCCATAGTGCATGGTATTGCATATTAATGTCAACTCCAGCTGCTAAATATACATCATATACCTGTTTATCTATGTCCTCTTTTAGTTGAGCCACTATTTTATCTTTCTCATCCTTCCACTTCTCTTTACTTGATAAACATCTTACTGTCTGGTAACTCATGTTAAACTCTTTTGCTAAATCTTGGAGACTGATGTCCTCATATATATATTTATTTTTCATAATCTTATTTCTTTGAGATACGGACATTTTAACTCCATTTATATTACATATACTATTCCAATTCTGTTTTTTCTTTTCTGCCATATACTAATTTTCCTCCTTTTAAAGTCATTTCTAATTTTGCTTTAATAAATAAAGCAGGGTTCGATAAAACCCCGGCTTTTTTTGTCACCCTGCTTTACTTTATAAAGATATTTTTAAATTTGGTTTATTTCCTACTATTTTGTGGAGTGTTTCTATATCCTTTTGCCCCGTTGAACGCTTTCAATTTAAGGTTGAGTTTTTCTATATATTTCTTATCAGTGCTTATTCTTATTAAACTAATAATAAAATACTTGTTAACTTTGTTGGGTACTTTGTGTTTCTTCACACAATCACATAAGTATTGAGCCTGTTTAAGCGTTCTAACATGAGTATGTCCATGTTCAAACTCCTTGTTTTGATTATATACTATAAATTTATCCTCCTTTTTTGAATACATTATTATAAATGGATGTTTCTCTTGAACTACTCTAGACATAGTACTTGCTCCTTTCTGTATTTACTTACTATTATATTCCAAAATGTACTTTTGTTTATTTATGTTAGGGTCAACATTTATTTTATATATTGACACTATAGGGTTTATAATTGTACTCCAGTATATATACTTTATGTTAATTGTATAAACATATTTAATACATTTTACTCCACTTTCCCCCGCCCCGTTTGGGGTTATTTTAGATATAAAAAAACCAGGTACTATAATTGTACCTGGAGTATAGTTGACTATTTATATTGACCGAAATGGTATAGCATTAATTTTTCATTACAACTACACACGTCAATTATTTCCCATGATTTTGTCATATTGTTTAAAATGTTAATACATAATTGTATTGCATTTACGTCAGTTAACTCTAATTGTTCACCTGTTTTTCTTATTTTGTAAATTTTTGTTTCTTTTGAATCTTTTTTCATTTTTCTTACAAGTTTTTTATTTAGTGTTGTTAACTCTCTTTTTCTTAACTCCTCTGCATATTTTACTTGTTTTTCAGTACCTTCTAATTTCATTTTTAATACTCTCCTTTTTATTTACTAACTTATTTGTACTATTTTATCATCCTCATCCACCCACACATTATATACAGGTGAGTCTCCATAATTATAATATACGTTGTATAATAAACAAATACCATGACCTTTGAAATAACTCAATATATGAGTATTAGATACTATAACCTCTTCTGTAAGGTCACTCATACTACAAATTATCTCATCCACGTTAAATGTTGTACCTTCTAAATGTCTTAAATTGACTAAATCATTGTCAACCTCAATACCTAAATACTCTAGACCTAATGGAGTTAAATTGTAACAATATGTTTTAACTATTTCACCTTTTTTATATCCGCCTTTAATTTGATAACTCATACCGTCTTTTTTAACTAAACCTAATTCTTCCAATTTGTTGAAAGTTCTGTCAAACCAATTAGGTGTTACTATTTGTTTGACAGCAGTCATATTACAGTATATGTCTGATACTGGTATTTGGTTGTAGTTTTCTCTTTCAAGCATATTTGCAAGTGTTTCTAATACTTGATGTTGTTTTGGAGTTAAATTAATTTCTTTTTTCATTTTTAACATTCCCCTTTTTATTTATTATTTTATTTTATACTTATATTATATACTCTTTTGTATAATTTGTCAAGGGTTTTACTAAAATTTAAAATAATCTTTTTTGTCTATCTTTATATTCAATTCCGACATATTCAAATACCTGCTTAAACCCTAACTTGTTAAGCATAAATTCATAATGTTTTGGATGTGAATGTTGTAACCTCTGATATCTATTAGGATATTTTTCAAATTGTACTCCAAAAGGACAATACATACAACCGGTTCTCGATAAACCTGTTGTTATATAATTTCCTCTGTCATCTTTTATTATGTCTCCGTATACAGTAGGTATTTGTAAATTATATTGTACTATATATTTTAATATGTCCTGTGCTGTCCAAAATCCCATTGGAGTACTTATAGGTCTCGTATTGTTAAAAGCATTACACCCTCCGTTTTGAATATACGCCTTCTGTCTTCTTTGAGACTCGCAAGCCATAAGCCCTATTATGGGGTGATTACCAGTTTGTTTCTCATATTGACTAACAGGTTGTTCTTTCAAGTAATAACAACATCTGTCACTCACTTTAAATGGTGCGTCTAGCAAATAACTATAATTATAACAATTATATTTTATATCCTTTATAGTCTTATCGAAATATCTAGCCGTTTTACAATTTTTGCCATTTCGTTGCACTACACTTACTTTGTGTGCCACTTCTTTACTTATGACGGGATAACCGTATTCCTTTATAATTTTATGAAATGGTTTTTTAGGTTTTAACATTATTACATTAGATTGTTGCTTAACTAACTTTAAAACCTCGGGATACTCAACTCCAGTATTACAAAATACGGCAGGAATATCGGGATATACTTATCTTGCTATATGGAGTAATACTGTACTATCTTTTCCACCACTATAGCTTACATAAACATCACCATCCCAATACTCATACCATTCTCGAATTCGTCTTTTTGTTATTTCAATTTTCATCCATAAAGGATATTGCTGCATTTGACTTAATATATCACGATTCATCTAGCATCGCTTCTTTTCTTATTTTTTTATTACCCATATATTATATATTATAATATATAAAATTTGTAAAGTGATTCAGCAAAATTTATAAAAATAAATACTGGAGGGTAGATTACCTGCCCTCCAGTATTTATTTTTTTATATGAGGTTTTTTGACGAGAACCTCATAACTCTTATTTATTAAAGAACTGTTATTTTATTATATTCATTTACTGTTACATAACCGTTACTTTGTAATTCATCAAATGCTTTTTCAACTAATACTAAAAAGTAGTCATCGTATTTTGTATTTTCTCTGTACGCTAATTCTTCAGCTATATTTTCTACATATAATGTAGGTATTTCTCCAGTTAAATCCATTACTTCTTCCATACTTTCGTTTATTAAATTTAATACTTCACTTGTTTTAGTTTCTTTAAAGTTTTTCATTTTTCCTATCCCCTTTATCTTTTATTTTTTATTATACTTATATTATATACTCTTTTGTATAATTTGTCAAGTGGTTTGACAAAAGTTTTTTAATTTTTTTTATAAAAATGGAGTACCTATATTTCTATAAGTACTCCAACCTTATCTATCCTATCTCTATACTAATAACTTGGTCTTTATTATATAAAATACAGTCTTTAGGGTGTTCTGCCACAAATTTAATACATACAAATTCTTTATTATATTGTAAATACTCCCATTCTGTACCAAAATAAGTGTATGTTATTTTTTCTGTTGTTGTTATGGCTATATCCTTAATTTGTTTTTTATTTTCTATTTTCATCGTTAAATTCTCCTCTCACTATTTCTTGTTCTCCTTCTTTTATTGTTCCTACTGGAGTATTATAGGAGCATGTATTACAATCTAAATCTGTACCTCCACATTTTACCCCCGGACACCATATATGTTCTCCGTCAAGTAAATGTGTTACTTCATACCATTTTTTACATATTCTTACTTCAAGCATTTATATCTCCTCCTCTAACCTTTATATGTTATATACTATTTTTTATATTTTTTGTTAACTTGTATTTCTAAATATGGACTCATACACTCGCTACACATATATGCACCATTTTCAATTTCATATTTATATTTTTCACTTATTGTATTACGATACTCAAGTACTGTGCCACAATCTAAACATATAAGACGGTATTTTATTAACCCTAATGCCCACATAGTTTCACGATAGGTTGTTTCCTCATTGGCATATGGAGTAGGTACACAACCGTATTGTTTACAGTTTTTACGCCAACGACTGTCATGTCCACATTGTGTATTATACTCTAAATCTGTCAACACGTGCATTACCTCATGTATAATTGTGTCAATTTTATGTTTTGTATTTTTTTCATATTTGATATAATTTGTGTTGAACTCTATTACAGGGATGTGTATGTTACCATCTTTTGATGTAGTACAAACACATTGCCCTAATGTAGTAGTTAAACGGTCATTAAATTTAATGTAAAAACCTCCATTTATTATTTCATCAAATATTAATTGGAAATGTTCTCTTGAGATTACTTCATTTACTAATGTGTCAACTACTTGTTGAACCTCTTTTAAAGTAGTAACTGATGTTGGATAATTTGGTTTTATTGATTGTAATATTTGTGTTTTCATTTTGTTTTCCCCCAATATTTATTATTTATTATACTTATATTATATTATACTCTGTATAATTTGTCAAGTGTTTGACTAAAATTTATAAAAAAATAACAGGTCTTTTTGACCTGTTACTCTCTTAGTACTCTCTAGTTTCTCCTGTATATGGATTATAGTTCCATTCCCCGTCATCAAATCTAGGAAGATGACCATATTGTTTCATATACTCTTTTTCTTCCTCTGTTACTCGTTCCCCATTATAATAGTTCCCGTCAGTTGACCAACCATCTATTGGTGTTGGCTCTGCACTATTATCCGGCATTACATTTGGATTATTTGGAGTCATATCTACTTTATTTTTAGTTGTTTGTGATTTTTTAGTTGTTTGAGTTTTTGTAGTTTTATTTTTTTGTGTTGTGTTCGGTTTGACTGTCTCAACGGTTTTATGAGTAGTTTTATTTTGTGTAGGTTTATTTACTTGTGCAGTAGGTTGTTTACCTTCGTCGTCTTGCACAACGGGTTTTTTATTGGTTTTTGTTTGGGTATCCACTTGTTGTTCTTGTACTGGAGTTGTAGAGTTGACATCTACAGGTTTTTCTACTGCACCACAACCTACCATTACCATACTTGATAATATTGTTATTGCTAATGTTTTAGTTAATTTTTTATTCATTTATCTTACCACCTTTATTTATTATTTTTTCTTACTAAAGAGGAGCTTTTGAGGATAAGCTCCTAAAAACCTCTAATTATTATTTTGCATTAGGTATTTCAAATAGATTTAAATAATATCCTAGTCCCATACAACCAAAATGTAATTTACAATACATTTCATAACTATTAAATAATTGCATGTATTCTTTATTACTTTCTTTATACATTACACTTTTTGCGCCATATGTTGCCATTATTATTGCAGTTTCTTCAGCTTTTTCTAGCATTTCATTTCTTAATTTTAACCCTTTCAGTACTTGTGATTTTTTAACTTTCATTTTCTTTACCACCTTTTATTTTTATTTATACTTATATTATATACTCTTTTGTATAATTTGTCTAGTGTTTTCACAAAAGTTTTTTTATTTTTTTATTGCAAATTTCTACAAATAAAGAAGAGGCGTTTTAAGTCCGCCCCTAAGACTTTGTAATTTAATATTATTTATTACTTTTATTTACAGTTATTTAATTTTTATACATCTAGTAATATATCTAACACCTCATCTTCTGTCAACAGCTCTAATGCCATAGTTACTAATATCTCACGCACTAAATTATTATTTATGTCAGCATATTTATTATGTGCTGATTGTGCTTTTAAAGTTTCTTCTTTTGATAATACATTTGAGACTGCTGAAACAACCTCTATACCACATAAGCTCTTTAAAGATTCGTGAAGTTGTAAGCTGTCTATAAATACACTTATTTGACCTTGTTCTACTGCTTTTGTGTGTAGATAATCCGGTGTGTCAGCAAGTGGATTATCTAATATAGTATTTAACCCACCTTCTAATATTTTTTGTACTTTCTTTTTAGCTCCAGCAACAAGTGCAACTACTTCTTCCCTAGTATAATTTTCTTTTTTCATTTATTTATACCTCCTCATTTTTAATATATATATTATATATAAATAATACTAATTTTTGTTAACTAATTAATTATCTTTCTTTGCCTCTCTCTCAATTACCCATAATATACAGTAGTTTGCCATATCTAATATTGTGTCATTTAAGCTCTCATCCTTTACTTGTCCATACTCACCTTTATTTGACAGTGATAATATCCTATTGTATTTGTCGGTAATTCTAGTTAGAAATGACACATCTCCGAATTTTTTATATGTGTCTCCAACAGAGTCTCCATAATCTGCATTTTTTGCCTCATACGTTTTGCGTAATTCTTCTAATATTTCATTGTACATTTCACTTTTCATATTACACCTCCTTTGATATACTTTCATATATTTTTTCTCTTTGAATATCATTTATCTTTATAAGTGGAAAAGCTATTCCTACAGGTCTCACAAAATTTTCTATATCTATACTTTTCATATCACCTATATTAACTCTTTTGATAGTATTTAATGTTTTTTCTTTATTTAATATATCTTTATCAAAAGACATATATATTATAGTCCCTAGTTCTGTATCGATTTTATCTACTCCTTGTTCTTCCATATATTCTTTTACTATTGTTTTTCTAAATTGTAGTTTTGTAGTAAGTTCCTTAATTTGTTGTGCTAATATGCACATTTCTTCAAGATATTGTACTCGTTGGTCTTGTGTGAAATTAGATAATTTTACTACTGACATTATTTATTACTACCTCCTTTTGATAAACCATAACAACCTATTACAGTTCCTCCTAATATTGCGCCACTAACAGGAAAACTAAGTCCTGCTATAGCTAACATTGCAGCAACTCCTGCAACTGTAATTATATTAGCTCCTGTTGTACTTATTTGTTTTTTATTCATTATTTTTCAACCCCCAATATCTTGCACATTTCATATTTTTCTCTGGACAATATCCTAATTTTTTGCATTGTGGTACTAATAATGGTTTATAGCGTGGTTCTACCTCCACGACCTGGTCAACCATTTGTTTGACTATAGTTCGTATAGGTAATTCTGCTCTAGTACATAGTCTTACATTTGCCATATGAGCTAAACACTCTATATTTACGGCGGCATTACACTCGGTTGCTACTCCTATTGGTAGGATTGTTCTAGCTATCTCATTAGCTTTTTCTCCTGTTATACCTCCATCCTCTAAATATTTTTGTATATTGTTATATTGTAAATTTACAATATTTTCTTGGTCTTTTATTGCCTTTACCATGTACGGGTTATTTGCTAACTCGGGTGCAGCATATATACTAACTTTGCCATCTTTGTTACAATATCTCAGACTTTGAACGTTGGTAACAAAACCAATATTATGTCTGACAAATTGGTCTACTGCTGAACGTGGTACACATTTTAATTCAAATACAAAGTGTAAGTGTCTACTACCACTAAAATGTCCACTCTTTAAACAGTGTTCTCCAACTCTTTCAGCAAATTTTGGGTTAGTGTTGTAGCACACTGCAGCAAATTCCCCATGTTTCTTTATGAAACTTTTTACCTCTTCACCATTAACTAATCTTACTTTAAAATCATCAATTGTAAACATTAATTTATACCTCCTGTGGCAATATATTCTAATACCGCTTTCACCTTTTGAATTTTCTCAGTACATTCTTCATACACTTTACTATCTTCAGTCCATCCATCTCTTACCTCATATAATTGACATAAGTTTAGGACTAACTCAAAAGGAACATCTTTAAAACCTCTCGAAGTTTTATTTTCACCAATACCCATATTATTTTACCTCCTTAACTGGTATATCTTTTATTAGGTTGACAGCTCTATCAATATATTTTATAACAGTGTCAACGTCTTTTAACTCTGATTTAGCTATCCCCTTTTTTATTAAACCTTTTCTTGCTTGTTCTAGTGTTCTATAATACCCTAAATCTCTATAGGTTGGAGTACCTACTTTAGACGTATAGTGTTCTCTCAAAATGTAAGTACCAATTGAGTCAACTAATAGCTCATATCTATTATTTATTTTCATTTTCTTTACCCCCTTTATATGTTATATATAATAATTGGGATTAAATGTTAACCCCAATTATATTTATCATATGAGTAATTTTAATACACAACTTTGAACCCCGTCAACTTGACCATATTTACCTTTCTTTATTCCAGCGTCATACTCTTGAATAACTCTCAAACAATGTAATAATTTATTTGGAGATATTTTACATTTATCCTTTATGTTTTTGTATTGCCAGTATGGTAAACCGGTCTTATTAAAATCGGGATTACCTGCAACTAATATGGCTCTCCTTATGTTGGCATATAGTAGAGTTAATATACCCAACAAATTAAGCTCATGGTCAACCAAATATTGGAGTACCTCCACTGCTTTCATATCCTGCCCCAGTATTAAATCTATCAATTGAAATACATTATATTTAGGGTCAGGAGTTATTAATATGTCTATTGTATTTTTGTCAAAAGTATTAACAACTCCACACTCTTTAAGTCTAATATATTTGTCAATTTCATTGTCTATTGTGTTGAGGTCATTATTACAACTTTCTATAAAATACTCCAGTATACTTTTATCAGTGCTAGATATTATTGAGTATTTAGGGTCATGTTGTAACTGGTGGTATAATTGGGTTGAAGTTAAATGATTAAACTCAACTATTATGTTTTTAAAATGTTTATAAAATTTAAGTGTCTTTTTAATATCTGTATATAGTAGTACTAATCTACCATTTTCAATTCTATCCACATTTTTCCATGCTTTCTCATTTTTTAAAAAATCCATGTCATCTCGAACAACATAAGTTGTAAATTTAGGTCTCGCGAATTTTCCTGTAGTTGTAAGTTTATTCCACACTTCTAAAACTGTATCCACTCTTTTATATTCTCCAAGTTGTGATACATATAAGTTCATTAAATTTATTTCCTCTCCTGTAAATATATACAGGTTGGCAAATTGACGGTTTCCAATAGTTTGATTTAGCTCCATTAAATCCATTTACTTTTTCCCCTTTCTTTTTGAATCCCTCTTTTTTGCTCTCTCTTCTGCCTCCTTTTTTGCACGTTCTTTTTTCTTTTGTTCAATTACTTCTAACATACCTTCTGTAAAAGTATCCACAAATATTTTTCTAAATTTTTTTGGTAGTACATTATCATAGTCGTCTCTCTGTATTGCCTCTAAAGTTTCGTATCTTTTGCCAGCATACATTCTGACCCATTTTTCTGTGGAGTTACAATCAAAACACATAGAATTTGATTTTACATATTCTGACGCTACCCTTTTTATTTCTACTCCTGTTTTATATGTTTTACCTCTCATTATATCACCTCTCGTAATGTTCTAATATTCAAAATCCATAAGTCAAATATTAATGGTTTTATTACACCCCTCTGTTGAAGAGCATTTAGTGCTTGAGTTGTATAAAGTATAAATTTGCTTATCACACTCACATTATCTTTCAGATGTAATTTACTCACTCTTAAAAATACTTTTAAGAATACCTCCACGTCTATTTTATCCTCGGCATCTTGAAATGTTATTTTATTCGGAATGTTAAACGCGTTACCGGTTGACACTTTTAATATGTTAGTAACTACTTTATTTGCGTACTCCATACAATCGTCAAACCCTATATTATTTAACTGTAATAATTGTCCTGGTGTTTCTGCCACATAACATATTTCTCTTAGAGTATCCTCATTTGTTATACCTTGCATTTTTGCGAACTCCATAAGTTCTGAATATGTGTAATTATCTAATGTTATTGTTGTTGCTCTAGATTTTATAGTAGGTATTACATTATTGTAATTTCTAACCTCCATTACTATATGACAATTATTTGGAGGTTCTTCAGCTACTTTTAATAAAGCGTTCATTGCTCCTATTGTCAGCCCGTCTCCTTCTTTAATATGAAAAAGAGTAGGTTTTGCAAGTGCTACGGAGTTTTCTATTAGCCCCCTTATGTCCTCTATTCTGTTGCCAACTGGTTCAACTCTCATACCTTTCTCTTTTGCAAATTTCTCAACTAATGTTGACTTCCCAGCCCCTTTCGGAGCTAGGAATATTATTGTTGGAGGTACTTGTTTTAATTCTCTTAAATATCTTTGACAAGTCTCTAATCCAATTAACATAATTGTATCAACTCACTCTCTATTAAGAATTTTGGTTGTTGCTCATATTTTATGTCATTGTATAATTTAGTAAAATTGTCTAGCAACTCCATTAGAATATTAACTGATGTTGTAGATATTTGAGTAACTCTCGGTTTTGCAGCCTCCGGTAAATTGTATACATTATGATTAAGTGTATATTTAACTATTTCAAGGGTTGTTTGTACCATATCTTTTATAAATAACTTTAAGTCTTTCCCCTCATAATATATCGCGTCAATACTTCCAAGTACTCCATTTATATCTTTGTTTAATATATTCTCTATTATTTCAAGTTGGAAACTTGTTGAAACTAGCCCCAGACACTCCGTAACAGTTGATACAGTAATGTTGTTACTATACCCCAATACTGTGTCCAATTTTGTAATAGCGTCTCTCATTCCTCCGTTGGCTAATTGAGCTATATATTTTAACGCGTCGTCTGTATACTCAATCTCATCTGTTCTAGTTTCATTTTCTTTTTCTATTATATAAGTTAATCTGTTCATTATTCGTTGAGTAGGTATTCTCTTAAAATCAAATCTCTGTACCCTACTCAATATAGTAGCTGGTATTTTTTGAGGGTCTGTAGTACATAATATAAATATTGTACCCTTTGGAGGTTCTTCAAGTATTTTTAATAAAGCATTAAAAGCTCCTATACTCAACATATGAACCTCGTCAATAATGTAAACTTTATAACCTCCAGTCAGAGATTTTAATTTACTGTTCTCGATTATATCTCTTATATTTGATACACCGTTATTACTAGCTCCGTCTATCTCAATAGGTTTTTCTTTGCCATTATTTATCTCATTGGCAAATATTCTAGCTGACGTTGTTTTTCCAGTTCCAGCACTACCTGTAAACAGGTAGGCTTGCTTGAACTCTCCACTTTTTAATTGGTTGTCAAGTACAACTTTTACGTTATCCTGACAAACAACATCTCCAAATTTTTTAGGTCTGTATTTATTTGCTAGATTCATTATTCATTTACCTCCTCATTTTCTATTATATAAGTGACACACATATCAGCCACATGAAGTAAAAACGCTAATGTATTTTCTTCAAAAGTTTTACTCAAGTCGTTCATAGTGTTGTAACCACCTAAGTCAAAAGCTCCCATGTGCCAATATATAGCCTCTTTTTCATAATCTTTTAATGTTACAAAATCTTGAAGTGTGGCAAGTGATTTTGAACCATGTCCCAATTTTAAATACTCGTCTTTTTTATACCCCTGTTGTTGTTCCCATTTACCAGATTTGCTTCTTTGAGGTGGAACGTTTACGATTGTTTCTTGGTAAGTATTTATCTTACAAAAGTCATGTCCCAACGCACATATTAACATACTATCGTCAGGTATTTTTACATCGTAAAAAGTGGCTAATTGTTTTAACTCATACGCTACATTTAGTGTATGTTGTACTAGACCTCCTGGATAACTACCATGAAATCTCGTACTTGCAGGAGCTGAATAAAAATCTGTTGTATCTAACCAGTTTAATAAATCCTCAACTCCAGGTCTCCCTGTCTTTTTCATTAACTCCATAAATTTTTCTCTATTTTCTAATCTAGACATTTTTCTCCTCCTTTAAATTTAAATACTCTTTATAATCGTCTATTGGGATTACCACACATTGGTCACTAATCTTTTGAGTTCCAAAATCAAAAACTATTGCCCAATGAGTTTTTCCCATCTCAATACATTCTTTTTGCAAATCTAATATCCATTCTTTTTTAATGGCGTGAGATATTGTTTGTTTGGTTTTGGTTTTACACTCTACTATTGTATCTTTTAGCAATATGTCTCCCTTTTTATGTTTTGCTCCACTATTAGGAGTTAGTGTACCATCTAACCAGTCTGCTACTTTTTGCTCCTGTTTAGAACTGTAATATCTAGTTGGTTTCTTTTCCATTTTTATTTCTCCTCCTTTTATATATGTTATATATTATATTATTTAACTTTTGTTAACCTATTACTACATTCTTTTCTAAACTCTCTCAATAAAACACTCACATAACTTTTTGATATTCCTACTTCTTTTGCTATGTCTACGGGTCTAGTACCTATAAGAAATTTTATTATTACGTCTCTTTTTGTACCTGGTTTAATTGTTGATAAAACATCTTTTACTATGTCCTCAAGCTCAATTAACTGGTAATACTCCTCCATATCAAAAGTATCTGGAAGTATATCTAAAAGTGTATGAGTCCCGTCGTCAACTAAATTGTACTCCATTGAGTACAACCCCTTATTATTTTGAGCCGGATTAAATCTGTCAAATTCTCTTTTATATTTTGCAAGCTCGTTTAAAATTTGCCAATAGGCATATGTGGTAAATTTAGTCCCTTTATTTTCTGAATAACTCTCGATTGCCCTCATTACCCCTATCCAGGCTGCCTGGTACATCTCGTCTTTTGTCCCACAACCTGTCTTATATTGGCTGTGAACTAATTTCCAGACAAATTCCTCCATCTCGTCAACTAATTGGTCTAAAAGAAGGTGTTTTTCAACACCCTCTGCTTTTGGTATTTGAAGAGCTAATTGTTGTATTTTTGTGTTATTATTAGACATTATACATCACCTCATTAATACGATTTTGTAACTCTGTTTTGAATGGTTCATTTGCTCGTAACTCCTCAAGTAATTTTGCTGACCCTTGAAATTTATACTCATTACCATTTTTGTCTGTATAGTAATACCAACTTCCACCTCGTTTTATTAACATTAATTGTTGTGCTATAGTAATAGTGTCTGCCAGTACGTCTATACCTCCAGTGTAATTTAGTGTGTAATACCCAATTCGTCTGTCGGGTTTACATACTTTTGTTTTTGTTATCTCAATTCCGACTCTATTACCTGCCGGGTTTTCTGCTCTACTTGTCAACTCACCATTGTTTATATCAAGTAGTGTATCTTTTCTAAATCTTAATCTTAATGAACACGCGTGTTTCCACATCTTGCCCCCTGGAGTTGAGGTTGTATTATACATACTTGACAAGTCCTCTCTTATTTGATTTATCCCTATAAACGCACATTGATTTTGAACTAAATGTGGAGTTATTTTACTGCAAAAAGTTGTAAGAGCTTGAGAAATACCTCCATAGGATTTTTTCTCTAGTGACTCCTCTAAAATATTTTGAGATACTAACATTGGGATAGAGTCTAGCACACATAACCCAACATCTCCAGTTGAGACTAAATCTATTATTATTTGTAATACCTGTTCTGCTGTTTGTTCTTGAGGTCTAACTAATATCATTGACTCTGTATCTACTCCTAATAATTTAGCCCACTCCACGTCTAATGTTTGTTCAGCATCCACATATACCACAACTTTTGGACCTTTTTCTTGTAACTCATTTACTTCTGCCCTAACTTTGTCAGCAAGTTTTTTAGCCTCTTTTGTGTCTTTAGCTTCTAACTCATTAAGTTGGGTTGTTAAACTCCCCATCTTATCGCTGAACGCTTTATTAAAACACTTTTGAGCGTTGGCACATATGTCTAGGGCGGAGGTTGTTTTTCCTCCCCCTTCTCCTCCATAAAACTCTGTTATTTTGCCAACTGGTACTCCTCCATAAGTCATATAATTTGCTGTTGGAGAGCTAAATGGTATTTTTGACACGTCAATAATATCTGTACCTTGATTGATTATTTGTGCTTTAAACTTTTTATTTAGCTCAGCCATTTTTAAATCTATGTTTCTCATTGTACCCCTCCTCAATATTAATTTATATATATTGTATATAAAAAACCCCTTAGAATGTTAATCCTAAAGGGTTTAATATTACATAATTTTTAAATTTTTTTATTGTCCAGTTGACCCGTAACCTCCCCTGTCAGGATTTCCTAACTCGTCAACCTCTTCAAAATCTATATTAGGATTTGATTTTTGTATTGTCATTTGTACCAGTCTGTCATGAACTTTTATACTACCTGGACGAGTTGCATAAAATACTGCTAGCCACTCATCCGTATCCCCACAATAATTTGAGTCTATAAGTCCTACACTATTAGTTAGAATTAAACCTTTTTTAGCAAATGTACTACTTCTTGGTAAAATATGAGCCTCATATCCTTTTCCTAACTCCATAGCAAAACCTAAACTACATATTAATACATCTCCTCTTTTGTATCTTATTGGGGGAATACCACCTAATTCATCTATATTGTCAAACACATTCTCATTAAAAGTTATTTGTAGTTTACCACCACTAACTAATGCAATTTTATTAACAAAACAATCATACCAGTTACCATTATTTTTGACAGGTAATTTTGCACTCGGTCTCATTTTTTTAATTCTCACTTTTTTATTTGCCATAATTATTACTCTCCTTTTATTTTAAAATTTAATGTTTCTAACTCACAACATTCTTGGGGCATAACTAACACTTTTGTAAGTTCCCCCTCATGGTTGACATAATGTGCAATCCCTGTAGTTAATGACACTGGTTTGACGTAACAACCATGCATATCGTCAAGCCATGTTTTGGGATATTGTGTGTCCCCACAAGTTGCTAAATCTAATTGACGAAATTCTACATATCTGTATTTTGAAAATACATAAGTTTTTAATGGGTCAAATTTATTAATCTTTCTCGTTGATTTTATTGTAACCTCCATAATAATTCTCCTCCTACCAGAATTTTAATAGTTGCATTAATGTTAATCCGTGAAGTTGTCTCTCAAGTGTTTCTAAAATTGAGTACATAATTTCCCCCTCCTCTCTAAAGTATTATTTTAATATTTAGATAATCGTCTAACTCATATGATATACTATATGTGTCTAATAGTTTGATAATTTTTTCTCTATTAGGATTATATGAATATTCATATTGGCAACCCTCGTCCATTTTAACAATTTGGGCATTTACTCCATATTGAGCACCTAATCTTTTAATGTAGTCTATTGCGTCTTTTTCTCTCGTAAATTTTTTATTTATCTCCTTATCGTCTGTAATAGTTCTACCTTTCACTATATAATAAGTCATCTTTATTCCTCCTATTTAAATATATTATTTCTCGTTATTTCTAGTTCTGACGTTCTCCAGTTTTGAACTTTTTTTAGACTTGAATGTAACATTGTGGCTATCTCAATTTTGTCAGCACACTCTTTATACGCCCTCAACATTATGTCCTCTACAAATTGGTCGTCCATTGCCATATTTTGAGCTATGGAGGTTTTCTCTGTGACTGTTCCAGTCTTCGTATTTATATAGGTGTCATTAAATGTCTTTTTTCTCTCCATTTTAGCAGCGTCTGATTTTATACCTAATTGAGTTATCCTGTCAGTTAACCCATATAATAAAACCGGAATTAAAGTTATATAATAGTTGAGAGTATCGGGAGAAATATCCTCCCCCGTACTCAATAGCTGTCTCACCTCATTAATACATTTATCCAACTCCTCTGTATAACTTGTTGTAATTGTGTTTACTGTATCAATAATGTCAACTGTATTTTGGTCAAGTTTTTTAATTAATTGTAGTCTCCCCATCAACTGATTCCCCCCATCTAATGCTGAACATTAAATAACCAAGTCTACATAAAAACTCTCTTTTATCTACTGAACAATTAACTTTTTTATATTTGACTGGTATTTCTATTAATTGTTCTCCAACTCGTGTTTCACAATACTCAAGAGAAATTGACTTTAATCCCTCTACCTCAAGGGCGTATTTTAATTGTGATACTGGTATAAAATATGCTTTTCGTACTTCTCGAAATTGTACACATATACCCCCCAATATACCTTCTCCCGTTTGCATTATTTTATACATATCCTCTATTTGTCTCAATGTTGTGCCAGTTAATGGCAATGAGTCTTTCTCAATACTTTTTAACTCAAATAAATATTGATAGGGATATTTATAAAATATGAAGTCACATGGATTATTTACTCCTACAAATCCATTAGTTGTATCGTATAGTCTAATACAACCAGCCCCCATGCTTTCTCTAAAATTACTTTCCCATCTTTTACCTTCGTTCATTTACTCTCCATCCTTTCTGCATTGTTCTTTGTAATTACAATATGCACATTTATCTAACTCTCTCGGGGGAACGGTGTTACTTTTTAAATGTTGATTTACTGTATTAATTTTATTTTCAACAAATTGTACCCTTTGAGGTGTCACTGTGACTAGATAACCTTTTTTATTACAGGTGTTCCTATCCTCATACAGAAATATTACATTTGAAACATTTAGTGTCATGGAGTAACAAGTTGCCTGCATTATATGTTCTGCCCACGCTGTATTATGTTTATTGTGTTTGTAAGTACTCTCTGTTTTTATCTCCAAAATATATAACTCACCTTTATATTTTATCAACCCATCACACATAAACCTCATATTATATTTTTTGGAGTATAATTTTGTCTCATTCCCAACTTTCTTAATAACTTGGGGGTCTTTTATTTTATTTTTCTTTAAATACTCACCTACGTCAAGCCACTCACAGTCTACATTATGTTTTTGCATTTGTTGGACGTAATTTTGTATTCTCTCATGTCTATCTGTTCCACTTTCACAAATTCCAATTAAATTAACGCCATTACTAACTTGGTCAACTTTTGCCCCGTCGAGTTGATAATATAAACTCCTAATACAACCACTTATCCCGGACGGCTTAAAGGATTTAGACGGAACTCTTATAGAGTCCCTGTCTTCTGCCTCTATGGTATATATTAGGTCATTAACAAAATCGTCAGCAATATTATTAAGTTTACTGGTAGCAACCATTTTTGCAAGTGTACCTAATTTTGCCATTTCTTATACCTCCTCGTCTGTTGTTGCCAACATCATTATTTCTTCGTCTGTTGTTATCTTTAGTACATCCCTTTCTCCATAACCTATTTCAATAGTAGGAGAGCCGATAACTGAAATTACATCTTTTAATATATTTATATTTAGGTCATACACTATATCTACATGACCATGTTGTTCTGTTACCTCTAATGTTTCATATGATTTTGTTGCGTTCTCGATTATTATTGCCCCTTCACTAAATCCGACAGATATTAAGTTCATATCGTACTCACTAACAAATAGTCCAATTCTGTCTAGTGCTTTAGACAACTCTTGAGTACCAACTTTGCAAGTACATGGTTGAGGAGTTTCTATTATCGGGATTACGTTTGGATAATCGTCTATCCCCTCCATAAGTTGTCCACATACCTCAATACCTTTTCCTCTTACCAATAACATATTGTTATTATCTACACATAGGTCACATTTTTCAGATTTTATACTACCAATTAAAGTTGCCAAGACTGGTGGAATTAATAACTCCATACCGTCACATTCAAAATCACTAACTGCTATTTTTGTACTATCTCCAGTTATTACTTTGCCATCTCGTAATAGGTATCCGAACAATACCCCATCTGCCGCCGTAACGGATTTTATATTTTTACCTATAGTTAACCCATGTTGTAGTAGGTAAGTCCAACAATCTTTTGAAGTAACTGCGGATTCTAAATTTATTGGGGGTTTTGGGTACTCCTCATCTTGAAGGATTTCTATTTTGTATGACCCATTACCCTTAATTTTTATATAGTCTTTATGAGGAGTTATGTCAATATAATCTGATGTAGTCCTATTAACCAATTTTGTAAATTGGTCTGTTTTTATTATTATAGACAACTCCTCCTCGTTCTCAATGTCTCTATATGCGGAAATAAAATTATTACCGTCTGTTGCATTTAATACTAATTTATCTTTTGTAAAATTTAACTCCATATAACTAGTTATCTCTAATGTTGCATTGGGTCTTATCTTAGACATACATCCCAACATTTCTTGTAATTCTTTAGTACCTATTCTCATATTATAACCTCCTAATTAAAATAATCTTTTTTGAAATTTTTTTCTACCTTTATATTCATAATTTTTTAGCCACTCAACTAACTCCAGTGCCTCCCATTTACATCTGTAGTGACAAGATGTCATCATCTGTTCTAAGTCTAAACCTCTCTCCATCACCTTTGCCTCAAATCTCTGTATTATGCCATCCCCCAAATTCTTATAAAATAATGGGTCATCAGTTTTTCTGTCAGAAACTACAATTGTCATATTTTCAAAATCTAAACAACCGAATCTAGCCTTGACTATCCAACTTGTGGAGTCTGCTGACGTAAACGGGTATTTTTCTAATTGTGGTTTACACGTCATCCCAAATGCGTGAGTTTTAACATTCGGATTACTAGAATTTTGTATTACTCCAAATACCTGGTTAAACCATCTGTCTTTATGTTGAGTCATTACATCATTGGCAGGAGATATACCAATATATTTTATTGGTGAACCGTCCTCGTGTCTAAACTCCAACATTCTTTTTAAATGTTTAAAGTTTTCTCCTTGATGAAATACGGGTACTAATTTATCCCTAGAGGCTACCCTATCCCTCATATATAAATAATTTTCCCAACTCAATTCCGGAGCCTCTTTTAACTGTTGTAATGTTTTTGATTTTCCGAATTCCCCCGGTATAGTATCAAGTTGAGCATATAATGTAAGACGTTCGTCCAACTCATTTATACGAGCAATATACTCATCCACATTTATCTCTTTTCCTTTTGTATGGGCTGAATATGCACCCGAGTCTAAAAAGAATTTTGTGGGACAGTCTTTTGTTAAATCTAACCATCTATTTACATGACCTGGGCTACTTATAAACGAATGTAGTCTATTTACTCCAAGACTAGATATAAACTTTTCAACGTCTTTTCTACACTCACCTGCAAAATATAAATCCATATCTTTATTCCTCCTTTATTATTTATATATGTTATATATTAAAAATGAGTGAAGTTGTTAACCTCACTCATTATTTTGTGTATAATTTTTTATTGTTAGAATTTTATCTCTTTTGTATTTCCTGGAGTACATTTAAATAAGCGTACTAAAAAGTCGTTTTTAAATAAATATCTTGCAAGTATATAACCAAGTACCATACTAACTAATTCTCCAAAACCTCCAACAGCAAATTGATACCAAAACGGTAAACCGAAGAAAAACCATAATTCCCAAGCTATAGCACTTGTACCGAGAGTAGCATATACTATTCCTGTCCACATTCTTTTAGATTTCCACATTAGTACACCAACTATGAAAGTTGAGAATGAGCCAATAAATACGTCCATAATCCCAAATGTGAAAAAGTTACTTAATGCACAACCTAATGTTATACCAATTATATATACAGGGTCTATAAACATTAAGAAATTTAACATTTCAGATAATCTGAACTCAACTGGTCCGAATACAAATGGTTTACACACCATTGTTATAACAAAATATAAAGCTGCAATTATACTTATTCTACACATTGATTTTACTGACACTCTCATTATTTAGTACCTCCTATTTTAGATAATTTTTCCCCGACTAAATCAAACGTATCTGTTATATCTCGATTTAAGTCGTCAATTATTCTTACTCTAGGATTATTCATTAGTTCTTTGAAAAGTTGTGAGTTGTAAAATTCTGATACTAACTCGTTGTCCCTCTCCATTGGTGTTGTATTTGGGGTAAATACATTAATACATATTTTGTCAAAATATGTTAAACCTAACTCAATATCTTTTTTAAACGAATCTATTGTTTGACCTTTCCAGCCGAATAATAAATTTGTTCTATTAAAATATTTACTAATATCTTTTGCAGTGGCTACTCCCATACCTTTATGAAGTACGCGTTCTCGGTCATGTATATTAAATGTTTCACCTCCTACTATAAACTCAAGATTTATGCCTGTAAATATTAATCTCATGTATTTAATATATTTACGGTGCATATAATGTCCTTCAAATATTATAGTAGTTAAATGTTTTTCTACTGCCACCTCATGTATATAATTTAATGTTTTTGGGTCTAACTCGGCAAAACTACCACTACATATTATTTGTGCTTTATGAAACTGTCCAGTTATTTTGTCTAATACGGGTTTATTTAACTCGTAATTCTCGTTTTCATCAATGTCTTTGTCTAAACAATAATCACAAAAGCTACATTGTCCCCACTGACAACCTGTACCCCTTAAAAGTACAACCTCCATTTGTTCCTTGAAGTCATTTACAACTCCATATCTTTTCATTTCTTCCATTTCTTTTTTCCTCCTGTTTTAATATTTTTATTGGGGGTAGGATTAGGAAACTACCCCATGTATTATATTATATAATTTTTGGTTATTTATGTTAACTAAAATTATAATTTCAATCCCTCTCCATACCATCTCTCCGTAACTTCAATGTCACATTTCATTGGTATTTTGAATTTACCGTCAACTATATGAACCATAATATGTTCAAGTCTATCTCTAACTAATTTTGCATTTTCTTTAGGGCACACTCCTAAGACCTCATCGTGGACGGGTATGATTAATTTATACCCTAGCTCATTTAATTGTTTATCATTAAATATTTTTATCATTGTAATTTTTGTCATATCTGCTGCACTACCTTGAATAATACTATTAACACACTGTCTTTTCGCGTCCTCAATAAAACCTCTATTGTCTTTAATTAAGTAACCCTCCTCTTGAGCTAATTGTTTTACCTGTTGTTGCTGTTTTGCCCCCCTAGCTCTACACAATAAACTCCAATATTTTTGGTAAATTTCTCGTGGTGCGTCTCCTGTTAATTGTGGAGTACCAAAGGAGAAGGGGTCAAAGGTGTTAGATGTAGAGGTAGCATTATACGTAATTTCTATTGGAGGTAATGTCATATCCGGTAGTCGTCTTTTTCTGCCCCAAGCTGTCTCCACAAAACCATAGTCCATGGCAAAACTTTGAGCAAAATCAATAAACTCTTTTACCTTTGGGAAACTCTTAAAAAAGTCATCAATTATATTTTGCCCCTCTTTAAGACTAACTCCCATTTGTTCAGCTATACTTTTACCACTACGCCCATACATAAGACCAAGTAATACTGGTTTAACACTACTTCTTCGTTGTTTACCTTCGGGGTTGACTGTACCGTCTGGTCTAAATTCTAAACACTCTTCATACGGTAACTTATAAATTTTGCTCGCTATAGTACCATATAAGTCTTTACCCTCATTATAGGCGTTTATCATATGTTCGTCGTCACTCATGTGGGCAAGACAACGGGGTTCTTGTTGTGAGAAGTCACCTCCAACTATTACCTGACCTTCTCCAGCTATAAACATTTGACGTATATCGTGTCCAGCGTCAATTACTGTACCGTCACTTAATTTTGTTTTATTTGAGGGTATATTTTGTAAATTTGGGTCACTACTACTAAATCTGCCAGTTTTTGCCCCATATTGATTAAAGTTCGCGTGTAATTTATTGTCTCGTTTTGCAATATGTTGTGGTATAGCGTCAATATATGTTGTTAATAATTTACTCATACTCCTATATTCTAAAATACTGTCTACAAGTGGGTTGTCAAAAGATTTTAGTATATCCTCACCAGTCCCCCTCGGTTTTTTAGGGTCGGGACTTGTAAATTTTAATACATCATAAAATAATATGGCTAATTGAGTAGGGCTTGAAATACTTATTTTTCTGCTACCCGGGTCTTTAAATAGTTTTGAGTATGCTCCAGGAT